TTGCTCATGAATGGGAAATATATTTTAAAAGGATCGGAAGAAGATTTTGTATGCGTTCCGCGAATACAGTACGAAGAAATTTTGCGAATTCTATCAGAAATGAAATAAAGTAAGGCACCCTCCGGGGTGCTTTTTCTATACCAAAATTCAAAGAGACAGGAAGGTGAGGTGAGTGGCCAATTATGAAAACATAAAAGATAAAGGATTTGACAAACGAACCACGAACGAACTACGAGAAATTTCTTCAAAAGGTGGAAAAAAGAGTGGTGAAACCAGACGCCGGAAAGCGAACTTCCGGAAAACCCTGAATAAACTCCTGACAGCAGAGATCGATAACGAAGAATGGAAGCCGGTTCTGGAGGCTCTGGGGATGGAATGTACATTGGAAACGGCTATGCTAGCAGCACAGATCAAAGCGGCAATGAATGGAGATACAAAGGCCGCGTATTTTGTTGCGCAGTATGCAGGACAAAATGGTCAGACATCTGCAGATGACAAAGAGCAGCGGTACAGAACAGAACGAATGGCAGCAGATGCAGAGAAGATCCGGAGGAGTTCTGGAAATACGGGAAATGAAGATGAAGGAGTTGAGATCATCAATGATGCGCCAGAAGAAACAGGTGCGGATATCGGATATCGTGATACCGAAGTATCTCCCGATATTCAATAACCGCAGTATTAAGCATATCATTCTGACTTCTGGACGAGCCGGGACAAAATCCAGTTATGCGGCGATCCGCTCAGACTATCAGCTGATAGCGGATGCCAATGGTTCTGTAGTTGTACTGCGTAAGCATCATAACAAGCTCCGAAAGACTGTATATAAGGAGATGCTCCGGGGGATCAACCGTCTGGAGATCCCGAAGAACAAGTTCCGGATCACGAAGTCACCGATGGAGATCACATACAAGAAATACGGGACAACGATGTATTTTGCCGGATCGGACGGCATTGACGACACCAAAGGTATCATTGATGAAGAGAAACCGATCAAACTGGTAATTCTGGATGAGCTGACAGAGTTCTTTGACGATGGGGAAGGAGAAGATGAGCTGAGCAATATCGAAGCTACCTTTGTCCGCGGAAATAAAGGCGGTTTCCAGATAATATACCTCTATAACCCGCCAAAGAATCCCAATGCACCCATCAACCAGTGGTGCAAGAAGATGGAAAAACGATCGGATTGTATCCACGTCCATACGGATTACCGGGATGTTCCGGAGGACTGGCTTGGTCCTGATTTGATCGCATCAGCGGAAGCGATGAAGGCAGCAGACCCGAAGATGTACCGGTGGGTATGGCTGGGAGAGTCGGTTGGAGTGGATGAACTGATCTATTATATGTTTGGAGAACGACACCGACAGAGGCCGGATCCGGACAGAAGGTATGACAGGATCTATGTCGGAGGTGATTATGGACAGCAGAACGCCACAACCTTCCAGGCATTTGGACTGGATACCTACCGGAAGAAGCTTCCCGGGCTGGGTGAATATTATCATAGTGGCCGGGATACCGGAAAACAAAAAAGCCCGTCAGAATATGCAAAGGATCTGGTTACGTTCCTGGATGAGCTCCATGAACGGTATGATAACCGGATCTTTTATATTTTCCTGGATCCATCTGCAAAAGGTCTTGCAGAAGAGATTCGGAGAGCAACCAGGACAGGGCTTGACTATAAGGTACTGATGAGAGATGCAGAGAATGACGTGGCACTTGGAATCAGCCGGGTGCAAAAACTGCTTACCTTTGACATTATGAGCATATCACCGGATCAGGAAAATGCCACAGATGAATTTGGAACGTATGAATACGATAAAAAGTCAATCGAAAAGGGCAACGAAGTCCCAGTAAAAGAAAAAGACCATTGCATGGATGCAATCCGCTACTGTGTGATGGGAGCTTGGGACAGGGTGAAACACTGGCTGCCAAAAGAATACCAGAAAGAAGAGATAGATATCTGTGATATCAGCAAGAAGGAGGTGACAGACGATGAATATTTTTAGTTATTTTAAAAAAGCAGGAATTGATACCGTGGACACTTCCTTCTATCGGAAGATCTCTGAATGGGAAAGCTGGTACAATTCGAACGTTCGTGGCTTTTCATTTTACAAGGCGTATACAGGACGTGGCACCTATACGCGCTGCAAGAGAAAAAGTATGGGAATGGCCAAAAAACTGTCGGAGGATATTGCAGATCTGCTGTTGAATGAGAGAGTGATGATCACATTGGACGATGAACCAACACAGAACTTTGTGCGCAGTATCATGGATCAGAACCATTTCCTGGTAATGGGAAATGACTACCAGGAACGAAAAGCATATTCAGGAACAGTTGCATACATTCCGTACCTGTATGATACCGTGCTCCGGGAAGACGGCAGCGTGCTGACCGGAAAGATCGGAATTGATTATGTGGAAGCACAGAACATTTTCCCGGTAAGCTGGAAGAATGGAGAAGTTACGGAATGCATCTTTACTTTTGCGCATACCTATCGGAGAAAGAAATATGTGCAGATACAATTCCACAGAATCAGCGAATCCGGCACTTATGTGATTGAGAACACTGTACTGGAAAATGTGGCCGGAAGCGCAGCAGGAAAAGAACTTCGAGAAGAAGAGTGGCGTGAGCTGAAACCTTTCCAGGGACTTTCGCCAAAAACAGAAACGGGATCCACAGAGCCACAGTTCGTGATCGACAGACTGAATATCGTAAACAATTCCGATGATAACAATCCGATGGGCGTTTCCATCTTTGCCAATGCACTTGATGTGTTGAAAAAGCTGGACATGGAATTTGACTCCTATTGCAATGAATTTGACCTTGGCCGGAAGAGAATCTTTGTGGCTCCGGAGATCTTGACAAACGAGGATGGTTCGCCGGCATTTGATCCGGATGACAGCGTGTTTTACTCACTGCCGGAAGATTACGATAAAGGACAGACCGGACTGATCAAAGAAGTGGATATGTCACTTCGGGTAGAACAGCATAGCAAAGCGATCAATGATGATCTGAACTATCTGAGCCTGAAATGTGGTTTTGGAACAGAAAGATACCGGTTTGATGGTTCTGGAGCTAAGACGGCCACAGAGATCATTTCTGAGAACTCAGATATGTACCGGATGTTGAAGAAGCATGAAATCATCCTGGAAGACGTATTGAAACGTCTGGTGAAGATCATCATCCGGCTTGGCCAGGTAACAGGTGAAAGCCTAAATCCGGAGACAAAGATCACGATCGACTTTGACGATTCGATTATAGAGGATAAAGAGACCGAACGGCAGCAGGACAGGCAGGATGTCAGCATGGGAGCCATGAGTCTGGAAGAATACCGGGCAAAATGGTACGGAGAATCGGAAGAGGTTGCAAAGACAAAAGTTGTTGACGAAAGCATCGCGCCGGATCCAGCCGAGGAATAGCCTATGATGACACCAAAAGAGAAAGGCAGCCTCCCAATCCGGGTGGAGAAACTCTTTTATGAGTTGCAGGACAGAATTTTCACAGATATCGTGCGCCGGATCCGCAAGACCAAGAAGATCACCAGCACGGCAGACTACCAGATCAATAAGCTGCTCCTTCTGGGAAATAGTACAGAATTCATCGAAGCGCAGTTGAAAGAACTTCTGGAAATATCAGATCCGGAGATCTGGGAACTGTATGATCAGGTCTGCGACTGGGAATATGTCCGGAACCGGGCAGCCTACGAGCAGATCAACGGGAACTTCACCCCGCTGGAAGACAATGAGACAATCCGGAAATGGACCAATGCTATTGTAAAGCAGACGCAGAACGAGATCCGGAATCTAACACAATCCATGGGAATGACCGTGGATATGGGCGGTGGAAAGGTAGTATTTACTCCGTTAGCGACATACTACCAGAAATACCTGGACAGAGCCTGTATGGACATTGTGACAGGATCCTTTGATTACAACACCGTCCTGCGGCGCGTAGTTAAAGAATTGAGTTCGTCCGGATTACAAGTTATCGATTATGCTTCCGGATGGAAGAATCGAGCACCTGTGGCGGTCAGAAGAGCCATTTTAACGGGAGTTTCACAGCTGAGTGCACAAATTAACGAACAGGTGGCAAAAGACCTGAATACGGACAAATACGAAGTTTCATGGCATGCCGGACACCGCCCCTCCCACTGGTGGGGTGGAAGAGTGTACACTTACCAGGAGCTGCAGAGCATCTGCGGACTGGGTGATGGAGATGGCTTATGTGGCTGGAACTGTCGACACAGTTATTACGCATTCCTGGAAGGTTTTTCAGTACGTACATACACGGACGAACAGCTGGCTACGATGGAAGAAAAAGAACAGAATGTTCGAACATACCAGGGAAAGCAGTACAACGCCTATCAGGCATCCCAGGCACAGCGTCAGATGGAAACCACAATGCGTGCACAGCGTACGAAGGTCCGACAGCTGCAGCAGGGCGATGGGAGCAATGATGATATCCTGGCCGCAAAAGCCAGATATCTTAATACGCTGCATCAGTATCAGGCATTTTCCAGGAAGATGGAACTTCCGGAGCAGATGGAACGCGTGTATATGGATGGTCTTGGAAGAGTGATCACTGACAACCGGATCAAAGGCATGTTTCCACAGAAAATGGTGGACAATATGCAGAAAGATCTTAACCAGTATAAGCGGTATAAAGAGGTGCTGGGAGATTCTATCGGATCACTTGCGAAGTTCGGACAGATGAAATATAATGATAGTGAGATGTGGAAGTTCCTTCAGCTGGACTACGAACGACAGAAAGAACTGAAAAGCCATCCAGAATTAAAGCTGCCAAATCTTGAAAACCTTGTCGTTTCAGACACGAAGTTTACAAAGTATCTTTTTGGTGGTGAAAATGAGAGAGGACTTGCAAAGGGAAAAGCCTTTTCAGACAGGCTGGGATACGATCTTGGCAACTGGAAAGAATTGCAGAAAGAGATATGCGAACGCGCAGGAAGGTATCCAGCATACTATCGAGATAACAATGGATATGGCGACCGTTATGAACAGAAAATCATCATATACGGGAAAAAAGGAATGCCGGCAAATGTTGTAGTTGGATGGATGGCCCGGCAGGATGATACAACATCGATGAGCAGCACATACATAAAGGAGATCAAAAAATGAGAAAAATAAAAGAATTTGACAGGGTGTTGTTGAAAGATGGAAGAGAGGCGGACGTTATGGAAGTCTTTGAGAATAAAGCTTTTATCGTGGATGTTGGAAATTCACCGGAGGACTGGGAAACGATCAGCGTAACAATTGAAGATATTGAGAAAGTACTTACGAAATAAAATACCATCAGTCAATAATGGCCGGTGGTATTTTTATACCCATTTTTAAGAAAGAGAGGATAAAAAATGAAAAAAGCAATGTTGAGTCAGCCGATGGCTGGAAAAACGGATGAGGAGATCATCGAAACCAGAGAGAAGGCTATGAAAGTTTTAAATGAAAAAGGCTACGAGGTTGTAAATACTCTTTTTACAGATGAGTGGTACAGCAACAAGGCTATGAAGGAACGTGGCGTTGTGCAGATTCCACTCTGCTTCTTAGCAAAGTCTTTGGAGAATATGAGCCTGTGTCATGCGGCGTATTTCTGTAAAGGATGGGAAAATGCCAGAGGATGCAGAATCGAACACGATGCAGCAGTGGCATATGGTCTGGAAATTATCTATGAATAAAAATTGCACCAGTGCAAGGAGGTGAGAAAGTGCTGGTAGAAAAGATCTATCGCTGGATCCGGAGAAAGTTCTGCAAACACAGATTCCGGAAGCATTACGATGTTGCAAACAGAAAATATATCTGCAGATGTGTAAAATGCGGAGAAACGAGGCAATATGATCATTGTTAAAATAACAGATCACAGTATCTGGATGTCCGGTCACGCCTGCAGAAAAAGCCTGGACGGAATCGACCGGGCATGTGCAGCAGTGTCAGCGCTGACATGCAACCTGATCAATTCATTGCGAGATCTGACAGAAGACCGCATCCTGACACTGGAAAGCAGCGGAAAAGCGATCATTGAGTGGGAGCAGCTTTCGGAAAAAGGGAAGCTCCTGGTAGATTCCTGGTTTCTTGGTCTGACGGATATCAACCGGGAATACAACTGTATAACATTTTTGTAAGAAGCGCCTGAGAGGGCGTTTTTATTATGTCCAAAACGTGAAGACAGTAAAAGCTCGGGAGCCTGTCGAGGCAAAACGGAGGAAAAACATGAAAAGAAGAATGGACTTACAGCTCTTTGAGGACGGCGCAGGAGCTGGCTCTGGAAATCAGGGTGGAAATGCCGGGTCTGGGAACGGCGGCCAGGGATCCGCTGGTGGTGCATCCGGAGCACATGCCGGAACGTATACCTATGAACAGCTGGAAGAGATCGCAAGTGCACGGGTGAACAAATCAGAACGTGCAGCACTCGCGAATTTCTTCAGAAGTCAGGGAATGACAGAAGCAGAAGTCACTGAAGCGATCACGCAGTTCAAAAACGAACGTGCAGCCAATCAGCCGGATACGGCAAAACTGCAGAGAGAAAGAGACGATGCACTGAAAAAAGTGCAGCAGATGGAGAATGAGAAAACTCTGGCCGGAAAAGGTGTAAAAGCAGAAGATCTGGATTATGTCATGTTCAAGGTATCGAAACTCGTAGATGACAAAACAACTTTTGAAAAAGCAGCTGAGAAGTATCTGAAGGAAAATCCGCGGTTTACTGCAGGAAATTCTTACAGGATGACTTCTTCTTCCGGTGGAAATTCCAACGGATCCGGAGGAAATGTGAATGCATCCATCAACGATGCGATCCGTATGGCTGCGAGAAGATAATGGAGGAACAAAATGAATAGAAACAGAATGAATCTGAGAATGTTTGAGAACGATGCAAATCTTATCGACAGATCCGGAGCAGAATCTCTGATCCCGACTCAGGAATCCAATGAAATTATCCAGGGAACCATTGCGCAGTCCGCGGTACTTTCCAGAGGACGAAAACTGGCGAACATGACCAGCAAACAGTACAAGATGCCGGTACTGGATATGCTGCCGATCGCTTACTTTGTAAATGGTGACAGCGGACAGAAACAGACCACCAAACAGGCATGGGATAAGAAGTTCATCACGGCAGAAGAAATCGCAGTTATCGTACCGATTCCGGAAGCGGTTCTGGATGATTCTGAGTATGATATCTGGGCTGAGGTAAAGCCAAGAGTTACTGAGGCATTTGGCAGAGTGATCGACGGCGCAATATTGTTTGATGTAAACAAACCAACTACCTGGAGAGATGGCGTGGTTACGACTGCGACAAAGGCAGGAGCCGTCGTAACTCTCAGTGCAGCAGACAGTCTGTACGATAAGATCATGGCAGAGGACGGCGTGATCGCAAAAGTGGAAAACTGCGGCTACTTTGTAAATGGCCATATGGCAGATATCTCTATGAGAGCAAAACTGAGAGGACTGAAAAATACAAATGGTGATCCACTGTTTAAACAGGATCTGCAGGGAAGCACCCAGTATGCACTGGACGGATCTCCGATGAACTTCCCGAACAATGGCGCTTTTGACAAATCCAAAGCACTGATGATTTCCGGAGATTTCAGCCAGCTGGTGTATGCTATCCGTCAGGACATTACCTTCAAACTGTTTACGGAAGGCGTAGTACAGAATACGGATGGATCAATCGCATATAACCTGATGCAGAACGATATGGTCGCTCTGAGAGCGGTCATGCGTCTGGGCTGGGAAATTCCGAACCCGATCAACTCTGTGGAGAAGAACAAAACCAAGAGATGCCCGTTTGCCATCCTGAAAGCCGGAGAGTAGGAGGTGATGCCGTGTGTATGTGACGTATGAATACTATGCAGAAGAATATGGCGGAAAGCTCATCGAAGAAAAAGCCTTTTCTGTCATGGAACGCAGGGCAAAAGCGTACATACGGCAGCTGACTTATGTACGTGGAGACATCTTTGCTCTGGAAAATGATGCGGTGAAAGATGCCGTTTGTGCGGCAGCAGAGGTATATTACCAGTACGAAACAAACCGAAAAACAGCCGGAACTATTAAATCGGAGAATACGGACGGTTATAGTGTTACCTATGTGACGGAGCAGACGGATGGGAAGACAGCTGAAGAGGTTTTGAAAAAGAAAGCCTATGATGCGGTCTATCCATATCTGCTTGCAACCGGCTGGTTGTCCAGAAAGGTAGGGACATGTCATGATTACGAATGCAGATGTGACTGTTTATAACAAACGGGTGGACAAGAAGACCCGCCAGACGGTTTATGTGCGAACCATCCTCCGGGATGTGCACTGGTACACCGATCAGAAGGTTTCTGTAGGTGAGAAAGGTTTAAACAGCGCCGATGTGATCAAGATCCGTGTCCCGACCGAAGAAAGACAGGAGATCTTTGTGGAACCGGCAGAGTACGCCAGGCTGGAAGATACTGCCGGTTACTGGACAGCGGCGAACGGTGATCTGATCGCCAAGGGAGTCATTGAGGACGAGATCACAAGGGATACGGAGCTAAAAAGCCGTGGTTATCTGGCAGGCGTGATCCTGAGTCATTCGGACAACCGGCGCGGATCCAGCCCGCATATCCGGATCGGAGGTGGCTGATGGGAACAACAGTAAAAATCAATATTGATCCGGCACAAAAGATCCTTCTGAAACGGTCACTCAACAAAAATGGTGCCGGCCAGCGGTTCTTCACACACGAAGTCCGCCGGCTGTGCATGCCTTACGTCCCGAGACTGACCGGAATCTTGGAACAGACTGCGGTAGAATCTGTGGATCACATCACCTACGGTCAGCCCTATGCCCGCCGGCAGTATTATGAAAACTCAGGCAAAAACAGGAGCAAGGCTCCGCTGGCGGGTAAAGAATGGGACAAGCGCATGTGGGCCGACCGTGGGAATGAGATTGTAGAAGCTACTGCAAAATTCTGTGGAGGGAAGAAAGGATGAGTGTAATATCAGCGATCCGGGACTTCATCGCTGCGGAATGCCCGTATCTAGATGAATTTTCGGAAGTATTTTCCGGGGTGTCAAAGGTTGATGTGGATACACTGGACTCTGAACCGACCAACTACATGCTTGAAGTAGTTCCGGCGGATCCCGTGGTTAAACGGTACGCAAACGGCGATACGGTCCGCAGAGTGGCGTTCCATTTCTGCAGCAGGGTCTTTTATGGATCGGTTGAAAACATTGATACATCAGATTTTTATGAGCATTTCTCTGAGTGGCTGGAGGAGTGCACAAGAACTGGAAAGTTTCCCATTCTGGGAGCTTCCAGAGAGCCACGATACATCCGGGCAACGACAAACGGTTATATGACCGACAACGAGACACAGACAGCCCGGTACGCGATACAATGTGAATTTATCTATTTACAGAAAAGGAGATAACTATGGGAGTAAAACAGAGATATCAGGAAGCAGATTACTTAAACGTAGGTGGCGCAAGCACTGAGGAATGGGCTCTGATGGGAACAGGCTTTTCCAAAATCGATGACAGCCCGTCTGCGCAGACAACCAGCAAACGTTACGTGAATAACAAGTCTGCTACAAAATCCGTTGGTTCTTACGACTGGTCCGCTCCATTTGAAATGGACATGATCGAGGAGGAAAAAGCGGTTGATTACATCGTACAGATCGGAAGGAAAGAAAAAACCGGTGCTGATGCTGAAACAGAATACATCCGTGTAGATCTGAAAGGCGAAAAGGGAGAATCTGGTTATCCGGCAAGAAAAAGAAAGGTAGCCATTGAAGTTGCAGATTTTACCGATAACGATGGTGAGATCGTTGGATCCGGTAACCTGCTTGGCAAGGGTGACTGGATAGAAGGTCATTTTGACCCGTCTACAAAGAAATTCACAGAAGGCACAGCGGAAGCGTAGGAGGTAGATCATGCAGATTAATGGAGTGGAACTGGAATATAACTACTGTGAAGAAAAGACAAACCGGGCTACTATGGAAGCGGTTCTGTATATGGCAGAAAAAGGCAATGGATCTACAGAGAGATCTCTTCCGGATAACATCGGCATTTTAAGTACTGGAATCAAGCACTGTTTTGACCTGATTTTCGGAGAGGGAACCGGGGAACAGGTATGCGGAAAAGAAAATGATCTTCTGGTATGCGTCAATGCATACAGTGAGCTGATCGAAGAAAAAAAGCGGCAGGAAGAAATTATGTTAGAATCTGCCAGAAAGCTGAGTGAGCTTATCGGAGAACCAGAGGAAGATACTGAAAAACCGGAGGCAGTATGAATTTCCTGACAGATCCGCTTCCGGAGAGCTTGCGTATTCATGGTGTGGAATATCCGATCGACACGGATTTCCGCACCATTTTACGGTATGACGAAGAACTCAGAAACGCCGAGGAAAGCATGGAAGACATACGCAAGTGCCTGAAACTGGTATTTGCAGATAAGCCTCCATTAGACATAGAGGAAGCAGCAGGACAGATGGCCTGGTTCATCCGTGGAGGAAAAGGAGAAGAAAAACGACACAGGCCGTCAAAACGGATCCTCGGGATTAATTCGAACACACCGTTTGATTTTCACGAAGACGGGGAGCTAATCTATTCCGCTTTCCGGCGAAACGATGTGTACGGTCTGGATCTTCGGTCTGTGCCATATTTGCACTGGTGGGAGTTTTTGGCTATGGTCAATGATCTTCCGGAAGATGTCCAGCTGAGCAGGGTGATCTTGTATCGAACCATTGATACAGGAAATAAGGATCTGGATAAGAAACAAGCGGACTATTACCGGGCAATGCAGCGGTATTACAAGCTGGAAAATCGGCAGATAGAAAGAAACGAAGAGCTGATCCAGGCACTGAAAGAAGGACGGGATATCACGTCATATTTACAAGACTGAATATTATGCAATAAAATATTCTTGTTTATATAGATTCGCCTAAGTGTATGTGCTATCATATAATTAAAATTAAAAAAATGGGGGAATATTGTATGAAAAAGATTTGCATAGTTATAACTTTACTTTTATGTGTTATGATGTCTTCGTGCGGAAAAAATGAAGTAGAACAATTACAAGAGCAAATAAAAGATGAGAAATCGTTAGGAGAAGATAAAGGATATTTAGGAGATAATAAATATAGAATTCGGAATGTTGTTTTTGATGTTCCAGACGGAGTAGATTTAGATGAATTTTCCA